TCCAGATCCACTTTCTGCATCATCTTCAATAACCTCCTCTGCAGCTGCTTTTGCAGCAATAGCTGCAGCAGCCTCTTTACGAACTGCATCAATTTCCGCCTTCATTGTTTCATCGCGCCGCTTCTCATTCAGCTGCATAAGCATCATCATTCGATCAACGTCGCTATTGCGACGGCGGCGAGTTTCAATAGAAGTAAACTTCGTTTCGTTAATTTGGTGCACCCGGTGATCCGCTGTCTTCGTTTTAAGAAAAACAACGGTTCCTTTCCCCTTAGCTCGCACCTGCACAAACAAAGTTCCGCGCGACGATACATTTACCTCAAACAAACCGTCGGCACTGGCCAACAATTTCTCATTCGACATATCGTCACTATCGCTAGCGTATACTTCCACACGCTCAGACGTATTAACCTGCAAAGAAATAACACGGCCGTTATACCCCGCCGGAAATTCTAAAATTTCCGACGGAGATACCTTGGCCCATTCTTCAAGCCCTTTAATCTTAAATACTTGCATACTGTTTTTCCTTATGCTGTCTGATCGATGCGCGTCTGATCGACGTCTGCCAATACTTGGTCATAGTCGTCAGTCGCTTCGTTGATTGCTGCGCCAAATACTGTATTTCCTTCGATCTGAAATTGCCCGAGGCCGAGAATTTCAAATCCGTCACTTGCAGTGTCAGAAAATACTTTTTGGTGCATATTTGAACAAAGATAAAAATCTTCCGTCAAAGTCGGGGAAACCGTTTCAACGGCCCAAATACGTTGACGATCTTCGTCAAACGCTGTGTTAACTTCTGGCCGCAAAAACTTGCCGCCAATATTTGGGGTTGATCGCATCCATTCGTGGTTAAGCGGTGCATAACCGAACGTGCTATCTGGGTCAGAATGTGACACGTCGACATATTCATTTGTAACCACCGAAACTTTTTCGGGGTCCAAATAATCACGCGTAAATTCTGGCAAATAATCAACAGTTGCATTGTGAAAGAAACAGTCTTTTGTACGTTCGTACAATTGTTCAGGCGTAATTTCTGCAGTCAACATAAGAACACCGCCTGTGTTCATCCGTGGAACACGAATATTCATGTTAACTTGTGTTACACCTGTTGTGACACTTTCATCCAGATTTGCACTATCTGTTGCAAAACGCTTTTGATATCCAAAGACGGTGCTTTGTTCGCCAATCAAAATCGGATTTTGCAACATTTGCTCAGGAATATTAATACCGCTCATTAACAGGTCGATGATATAATCATCATCTAAACCCTGATAAGCAGAGCGCATTCGAGCAAATGCAGCCGTTTTCTTTGCCATCTCAATGTTAGAGAGTGTCAAACGCAAACCACCGCCAGCGCTTTCAACTTCATTAGTAATTGCGTCAAGGTCTGCATAAATATCACTCCAATGATATTCTCCACTTACAACAGACGAAAGACCTGTTGGTGCATCCGCACTATAGGTATTTCCTCCGGTTGCATTATTCGACAACCCATTATTCGGCTGACCTCTTGTAAGTGACCGCAACGGCGCATGACCGCCTAACGCCAAATTGCCAATTGGAACTTCGCCATCAATCATTGCCTCGTCAAACGACGGGACGATATGTTTCATTGCAGAGTGTTTCCAAAAAGCCTCTGCCAATGTCGCGTCGTAACGGTTTCGCTGTGTCAACAATGTTGAACGCTGCTTGCGTCTAAAATTCACGATTGAATTGTAAGACTCTAAAACCGCAGTATTTACCTGAGTTGTAGGCGTAGCGTGCATGCCCAATGTAGCGTAAACTGCGTTTGATCCATATGCGCCGAAAGCCGCAGTCTCAAAAAACGGAATAGGCTGACCGCCATCCGTTTCCGCCACACCCATATAACTACGGTTTAACTGGTCCATACCGTTAAAACGGTCAAAAGCCAGAAACGGCACAAAATATGCCTTTACGTCAACATTTACTGCATTGAGCAAAGTTTCCGCCGTTTCTGCCATTTCAAAAGTAAACGACATTTTACCAGACCGAACTGCATCTTCACGAAGCAGCGGCACGTAAGTAAGCGGCAAAATTTTGCCCGCATTACCACTCGTTAAAACGCGCTTAGTATCCAATCGCAATGATCGCTCAGCCTTAATAGGCGTTGCTTTCATCTTTGTCATCATCGTTTCCATTTTTTGACTATCCTTTTCAATTTAGCCCTAATTTTAGCGCAAGCCGCGCACGGCTTACGTTTCTTCATATGAACAAAACGGCAGCGAAAAGAGCTGTGATAAAAAGTATCTCAACAATTATCTCGCCCATTGTCTTGTATCCTCTATGAAATTTCTCCAGATTGTCGCGGCTGGTGTGTCCCAAGCACGGCGCAAAACTGGATCTTGTGTAAACACACTTCCATCTTTTGATTTTTGCGATTGAACCGCTGCCAATGTCGGAATATTGGGCAACCGATCAATACCAGATTGCAACAATCTATGCGGCTCATACCACATCTGTTTCAAACCTTTTGTCGTCATATAAGATCCGCCAATAATTGAGTTCAAAATCATTTCATCCCAATCTTCACCAGCGGGACCAGTTTTTAACGTTCCGTCAGGCATCAACCTTGTCGTGGTTGTTCCGACAATATCGTCATTAACACCTTTGCCCTTAAGGTGAATCGCAGGATTAATTATAGAAACTTGAGGATCTATGCCACTTGGTCCAAGAGCACTTGACACAAGAGCATGATCTCCAACACGACCAGTTGAACCAACAATATTTCCTTTTTTCAATTGTTGTTGAGACAACTTAATATTCAATTCTTTTTGTTTCTGAATCAAAGGATCATAAGAAGAAATTGAATTACCCAATGAATTTAACCCCGCACCGATAGCGCGGCCCAAAATCGCCCGTGACGATAGGGCAGGGGTGTTTATAACACTTGTGCTTGTTCCCGTGGTTGTAACATTCCCTGCGCCACCAGTCATTCGCAACGCTGTCAACGGATTGTAACCCGCAGCAATTGCGTCATTCCGCATTTCTTGAAAATTCGTGCGACTCTTACTTGTGGAAGTGTTAGTTGTTGTTTGCGGACGGTTGTCCGCTGACTTATTCATGATTGCGCTTGCGGCCATCGATAAACCAGTTTGAGCCACCGCCGCCTTTGTTATACCTACCGCGGCCGCTTTAGCGCCCGCGGATTGGAAAAAAGGCACAATCAAACTTGCAAATATACCCATTTACTGTCTCCCTTCACAAAAGGAAGCATAAGTCTCTGGATGGTTAGCCGCCGCATAGACCGCCGCGGCTGTAATTACGATAGGGCCAAAAATTTTTAGGCCCTTCACAATCAAAATTCTATCTAACAATTTATGCCTCCGTTACTTTCAAGTAACGTTTAGACGCATAATCATTAGTATGTTAAGCGCACGTTACACCATCCGTTCTAGAATCAGCTTCATTTAGTTGTCAACCCCTTCTATCGCACCATGGGACGAATTTTTTACTTCCTCCCGTACCCCTTGACGCCATTTTCGAATCAGGTCGTTCTTTACAAACCAACTTTTTTTTCCTGCGCGCCTTATCAGACGATCGCTCCGCGAGCAGTTGTTGTTTTTTTATACGATCCTGAACTTGCCTGACCGATATAGATGGTCTGGCTTTTAATGGCACATCACTAGGGCTTCGCAAGCTTCGCCCTGGTGATTGTTGAGGTGTATAAGTGCTGGGTGTTTTTAATAGCTGATAGCCAATTTTTTTGGTCGCTGAAACTCGCCTCGAATTGCGAGCCGCATTTGTGCGCGATCGTGTATTTCTCTTCGCCATGTCGGATAGCCCTCATTGTTTCGTTTCACATAAATCCATTTACCAAATTCATTTTTAATTATGGCTGCGCCATCATATGCCACCGCTTTAACAACGCGCGCGCCAGTGTCGCCGCCCCAGAACGGGCTCGCTTTGTTTTTTAGATCGGTAATAAACGCCTCCCATTGTTTCGCGGGAGACGTTTGAACAAGCTTATCAGTGTATTCGTCCAGAATATCACTGTATGGATACGGCGTTCCTTTAACTTCGTCCCATTTCAACATGAAATGATTTAAAAAATTGTCACGCGTAACGCCTTTCATCATAAATTCTCGGCGTTTTCCATAATCTGTAAATTCATCGTCAAAGCTATATTTATAACTCTGGGGCGATAACCCCTGAGCAACATACCGCTCCGCCAATTGTTCAAAATATTTTGCACCTAAAGGAGGTTTCTTGCTCATAGCAAGCTTACCGACTGCAACTTTTTGTTGCTGATCTTTGAGCACATATTTTAGCACATAACGAAATGCTTTATAATCCGGTTTTTCAAACCATGCATAACCATGGCCCCACGGCTTCCAATCAACTCGTTTTTCTAATTCGACATCCGGCATTGCTCTTTTTCTTGCCCACGGTTTACCAACGTGGGGCCACCAATGCTGATTTTCAAAAAATAATATCGCATGCCAGTGGGCGCGACCTTTTCTTGAACCATATTCGCCAGTCACAATATATCTAACTTTGTAACCAGCGGCACGCAATCTTTTCATCATTCCCTGAAAATCAGGATAATACAAAATTGCGGCTTCGGCGGTGTCTCCATCCCCATAGGTCAGCGTTACGCTTAACGCTCCAGCTGCACTATGGGTTTCGGCAATGCATCGACCAACTAAATCGTTCACTCGATTTGCTCTGCATTGCCAACAATAGCGACAGTCAACGAGACCTTTTTCATTCAAATTACATGGTGCGATGCACATCGGCCATCATTTCCTGTCACTAATTGCATATACCAACAAGGAGTGTATATGTTCCGCCCCGATCCCCCCTTCATTACATGAAGATTCCGGGGGGATCGGGGCTACCTTCGGCGCGGGAGGACGCCTACGGTTACTTAAAATGGTGCTAAATTCTCCCAACCCTCTAGCTCCCAATGAGCAGGGTCGTACAACGACTTAAAATCGCCGCCCCATTTAACTTTTAAATTCATTTTACGCGCAGTTTCTTGCCCAATAAGCCCGATTACATTCCATTCCAATTCGGACAATTGCCAACCGCGCGTACTATGAATTATATCGACAGCACAGCCGAAATTGTGCGCGGACCGCCCCCAAGCAGCCCGCGACACGCCCCGCTCTTTCAGTTCATTTTGTCGTGCCTCATCACGGACGAACTCATGAGCAAAGAACGGAATTCCGTATGCCTTAAGAGCCCTCACGAATTTTCGTTCAAACTCTACAATCAAGGGGTCCGCGCCTACACGCGAAGCCCTCATTTGTTG